CGATCATGGAACTGCGGTCGTCTTTGCAGTGATTAACTGCGTCAGTTCGTTGACCGGCTGAGAAACACTGGGGTAAGAGTCCCAACGTAGCAGTTTCAGAAATTTTATTCCGTAGAACCCGAGCATGGTGCATGGGCTTGACTGTTAATCAATGACTAGCTGAGATCGTTACTCAGATACGGAGCCATTTTTTGCCCTTTTCGTATACCGGTATTACGCCTGTTTTGTAATCAGGATAAGGCAGTTCAATTCTGTCATGGGGCACCATCTATAAGCACACACGATTCGCCCTCTTGGAATGGGAGATAGTGTCCATAGCACTGAAGAAACGTTCAAGTGTGCTTATAAATGTTAAGTTTTAGGATAGGTTCAGCAAATAATTTAACTACTTCTCTTGAAAAGAAAAGGAACGGTTCGACTCCGTAGCCGCAAGGTTTAGTGTAACGGTAGCACTATGTTAAAAACTATCCTGTTTTATTAATGCGCCCGTAGTATAATGGAGAATACACTGGTCTACGAAATCGGGGATGGAGGTTCGATTCCTTCCGGGCGCACCAATCGGCTCTTTTAGTATAAAGGTATTATAATACATTGGTAATGTATAGACACTGGATCGTTACCAGTAAGGAGCACCAATTATAGATGTATAGCACAGCGGTAGTGCATCTCCTTCATACGGAGCAGGTCAGTAGTTCAAATCTACTTACATCTACCAATCAAAGATTATTGATAAAGCCTAATGCTTTGTTGATATTAGTAAAATATTGCATATGGTATTCACAAAAGAATCTATCATATACAATCATACAACAAACACCATCTATCAATGATAGGTGAAAGTTCAAACCACAGGGAGTAAAATTCTTGTAGGTTTTCATAATAGTATTTATTGCCCCTTTAGTTAAAAAGTATAACACCGTGCTGATAACGCGGAGTCGCAGGAGCGTTACCTGCCGGGGGTACCAGTATATGGGGGCAGCAGAGGGCTGCGGTTCTGCCTTGCAAGTAGAATGTCTAGAGGGGTTCGATACCCCCGGCCTCCACCAAAGTTAATGTATCTCTAGTGTAATGGCAGCACACCGGCCTCCAAAGTCGGTCAGTCAGGGTTCGAGTCCTTGGGGGTACGCCAAAGTTTATCTGTGTGTGAGAAAGTCTGGTTTAATCTACCCGCCTTGGAAGTGGGAAATCGCAGGTTCAAATCCTGCCACACAGACCAGTTATGTTGTTCTTAGTGTACCGGTGCGCACCTCGCTCTGTGAAAGCGATAGAATGGGTTCAACTCCCATAGATCAACCCAAATTTTCAACATCCGACCTAACGCTGGCAACAGAGGAAGTTCGGGACTTGTGGCAAGTGCGTGTAGGAGGGGTGTTCATAGCATGCCGTTAATACTACCTAGATATAACAAGCAACACAAACAGAGTCAGGTAACACTTGCGCTATTGATTCGGGTTGTGGCAAAGATTAATGTTAGGATAGAACAGAATCCCGGCTATGGGATGTTGAATATGCCCCGGTGGTGAAATTGGTAAACACCTTAAAATCACTTTTTAGGTGTTTAGCATAAATATATGTATGATATTAATAGAAACATACATTACAAATACCCAAGCGCAAAGACAATCTCATCTAAAACTAGATGAGCCTTGTATAGAACGAGGTGGTAACAGCGAAAATTATAGAGGTTTGCTTGCTCATTTACTTGATACAAGTATCCCTAAAGGTCAGCGCATCCATCTATGCCATGCATGTCACAACAGTAAATGCGGTAATCCTCATCATTTATATTGGGGAACGTCTAAAGAAAATACTGCTGACAGAATGACTAATGGTGGCAGAACTGCTTGGCAAAACACTGTTGAAAAATACGGAGAAGAAAAAGCTAGACAGCTTATGTCAGAGCATAAAGTAAATAATAAAGGTGGTTCCGGTAATAAAGGAAAACCTAAAAGTGAAGAACATAAAGCAAATATTGCTGCCAACCGTAAAGGTGGGCGAAAGAAAAAAGCTCTGGTAACCGAATTGGTATAGGTACCGGTCTAAGAAGCCGGGTTCTGCGAGTTCGAGTCTCGCTCAGAGCACCAAGTTTTAGGATTCATACAGCAAATAACTTCGGTTAATTCGCTCCAAGCGATATTTGGTTCAAACCCAAAAAGCGAATCCTGTTTTATAATGCCCTTGTGGACAAATTGGAAAAGTCACTTCTCTCAAAAGGAAGAGTTCTCTCGGTTCGAGTCCGAGCAAGGGTACCAAGTTTCCTGTCTTAGTGTAGTGGTTAGCACACGTATAAAAGGTCATCCTGTCAAGGATGCAGTCAGCAATATACAACATTCCATGTCAAGGACGAAACGGTGGTTCGATTCCATCAGACGGGGCCAATTTACGGTCGGCATTGTAGAGCCTAGCTCTATGGGTTGACCACCGATAATGGAGATAATATGAGTTTAGAAAAATGGGAAGAAGTAATTATCGATAGCACGAATGAACAATATGCACTTGCTATGATAATTAAATTCCGAGCATATAGAAAACGATACAAAGGTGTTGATCTGGATTCAGTTGCAGAAGAATTCTCAACGTTATCAACAATCAATGAGAAACGTGATTGGGCACTAAGGTCCAACAATGAACAATCAATAGTTGAAATCTGTAGATTTCGCCGAAAAGTTAATCGTAATGTAATGTACGAACAGATGGAACGAGAGCGGAAATCATACTACGATTAAAGAATATGGAGAGTAATGCAGCGGGGATGGTCCTGCGACTGGCCTTGAAAACCAGGTTCTCAGAAATGGGATGGGGTTCGACTCCTCTGCTCTCCGCCAAGTTTTGCTTAGTTAGTATCGGAAAGTGTGTTTAATCGGGCCAACGAACTTTTACTCCGCCCGAAGAGTGGTATCGTAAAGATATATGGACCACCTTTGCACAGCGCAAATTCAGTTTGTAAGCTACATGGGTTGACCACAACGCCACGTACCAAGGTAAGGTAGCTGAAGTGTAAGTAGCAGGTTTGGTCATGCTTACACACTAAAAAGTTTTGAGATAGACGTAAGAGTCGAGTCGCAAGTAAGGGTGCAGCCAGATGCACTTGTTTAACCTGAAAGATGCAAGACCTCCTCCATACGAGACAAACTATTGAGTCCCCTCAACAAGGATAGGTAGCCTCTCAAAAACCTATATTGCCTTAGTAGCTCCAATAGCGTAGAGCAGCGGACTGAAAATTCGTGTGTTGCAGGTTCGAGTCCTGCCTAGGGCACCAAATTATTTCTCGCTATAGTTCAACTGGATAGAACAGTTCTCTCCTAAAGAATAGATGATAGTTCAAATCTATCTAGTGAGACCAAATACAATGCCAGCGAGACTTGGAAGTCAGAGAGGTCTTATAAGCCTTTTAGCCCCAGATTAGGGTTCTTGAGAGGGTTCGATTCCCTCCGCTGGTACCATAAATGCACAGTTTATACACAATAACTATATAGTTACTGTGTAATAAGATATTGGACTTATCGGTGCCCAAACAGGCTAAATATTAGTTTGTGAAAGGAACAAAAATATGGAAACTTTAAACAAAGGATTCGCCTTAGCAGGTGCTTTTCTAACTAGCGTTTTAGACCTAGGTGTAAAACTTTTAGCCGTAGGTGTGATCTTACAAATCGTCTTCGGAGCAGCAGTACCATTCATGGGATTGGATATTCTTGCAAATGTAATTAAATTCGTCACAGCACTTGGTAGTCAAGGCTTAGTTGGATTGGTTGCAATTGGAGTTTTAGGTTGGGCTTTCAACCGTAAATAAAATTAAATACACACTCACAAAAAACCCGATTAGTCGGGTTTTTGTTTGGGTCGTTAACTCAGTGGATAGAGTACTTGGCTTCGAACCAAGGAGTCAGGGGTTCAAATCCTCTACGACCCACCAATAAGGTATTAAATAGATATAGACAGTAACAAAGGAGTATAGCATGGCTGTTCTAGCACTAGATATTTCAGGAATTCCAAGACAATGGATTTCACATGATGACGCAATTACATACCACGCTAAAGATGCGGTAGCATGGAGCATGGGTGAAATTGTGGCTAAGTATCGCGGTGGCTTTCAAAACTCCGGTGAAATCAGCTACCTTGAAACATCTAGTATCATTGCCGTCAAAGGTCACGGATTTAATCCTTTCAAGCATAGCAATGTTGCATTAACTAACAGAACCTTGTTTGGACGGGACCGGCAAGTATGTGCGTATTGCGGTGAACATCATCCAAATTACAATCACTTAAGCAGGGACCACATTGTCCCTAAATTTTTAGGTGGTGAAAACACTTGGATGAATGTTGTTACTGCTTGTAAAGAATGTAACAGTAAGAAAGGTCATAAGACATTGAAGGAAGCACGTATGGAACTTCTATACACTCCGTATGTCCCAAACCACTACGAAAACATGATTTTACAACATCGTAACATTCTTGCTGATCAAATGGATTACTTGCTTGCAGGTGTTCCAAAGCACAGTAGAATTTTACTAAACTAGCTTGACATAAAAATCAGGCTAGAGTAGAATTCATCTAAATAAACAAGGCAGTGAGTAATATCACTGCTATTTTGCCCTTATAGCTCAGTGGTAGAGCAACCGCCTTGTAAGCGGTAGGTCCCGTGTTCAAGTCATGGTGGGGGCACCAATTTTATTCTCTTGTAGCTCAGTCGGTAGAGCGTTTGACTGTTAATCAAAATGTCCCTGGTTCGAGCCCAGGCGAGGGAGCCAAACATCCTGTCAAATATTTCTTGACAAAAAATCAACAATCCTCTATAATAGAGACTACTTAAGAAATTCTCTGGCGTTCGTTCAACGGATAGGACATGATTCTTCTAAAGTCATTATAGAGGTTCGATTCCTCTACGCCGGACCAAAGGATATAGTTGTTGTAAAAATACAACAACAAATTTTTGACAATAAATGGTGTTTAGTATATAATACATACTTAGATTGATTGAAGTAGTTCACGGAAACGGTAGCTTAAAGCTAGTAGACACAAAAAGTTCTTGACAATTAATCTAAACAGTGTTATAATAAACACATAGCAACAAACGATAGAGTCAGTTGCAACAAGTTCATTAAAAATTTAATTATGTAATTTCTCGCTAAGACAACACCAAGCACGATCATGTTGCAAGGTGATAACAGTCCGCAATCTTGTGAAAGAAAGCGTAGCGAGAAGTTATATTGAAGCGCATTAAAACACGCCCCTAGTAGCAATAGCGAATCAAGGGTGAAATGCTGAGGGTGCTTCAATATAACAAAGAATCCATATAAAAACACATTTAGGCCGGAGTTGATCGAAGGTTCCACGGGTGGGCTACGCCGGAATGCGTAGGTAGTGTGTTTCTATATGGTAAATGTATAGCCTTCGGGAGCAGCAGAGGGGAGTAATTAACCCCAACCATAATCGGGAGTCATGACCCCGATGAACTCGTAGTCTTCTAATGGTAGGATGCCTGTCGCGGGCGATGCGGGTTCGACCCCCGTCTACAATGAGTTCGCATATTGAAACACACTATGACCTTTGTATCAGGGATGATTTAACTTTGGGATACGTCCCGGGGGAAGATGTTAGTGTGTTTCAATATGGTAGTCTGGAAGCTGATCTGTATGTCAGCGGCAGTCGTTGAAGTCTGAAAGAACAAGGGATTCTATTACCGTGATACGTAGTACAGTTTCTGAGGATAGGATGGAGACTGTGATTAGACCACGTACTGCGAGAAACGACGGTTCGAAACGCTAAAGTAACAAGACTCGTGGCAGACTCCATATTGAAATACATTACTACAGTAGCAGGCGAAAGTCCTACGCTATAAGTTAAAACTAGGTAGTGTGTTTCAATATGATTGGTAGTGTATTTGAATATAACAAAGAAGTTATATGTAAACTCTAGTGTAAATGTGCATGTCCCTATCACAGGATCCTGTGATGTGTATACAGAGGGAAGGAACACGCGGCTCCAAAGGCAGATGCGAGTGAGTTTATATATAACAGATAATGTCGCATTAGACTTCTAGTGAGGTCATCACCCTTTCAAGGTGACTAGACGGGGGCAGAACCCGTATGCGACTCCAAGTTTTTAAGACGCAGATACGATTCACCTCCCTTTCACGGAGACGTATGAAACGTGGCTATTCTATGTAATTCTGCGACTGACAGGAAAGAATCCATATACTGTCTTCAAATTTTGGATGTGTAGGAAAACTGGTAACCCCAGAAGACTGTAAATCTTCCGCCTCGCGGCACTGTTGGTTCGACTCCAACTGCATCCACCAAGTTGATGATTTAGACGTTAGACTGAATGCGCTAGCAAACGTCAATTAGGTGTGAAGCCTATCTTATTTTGCTTCGTTAGCATAGCTGGCCTAATGCGCTACCCTGTCACGGTAGAGATCAGGGGTTCAAATCCCCTACGAGGCGCCAAGTTTTGTAAGTGTAGATGTTGAGAAAGCATGGTGTCGAAAGCCATGTGAGAGAATGGTACGAGTCCAACAAAATTGCAACGCTCAAGTATCAACTATTACTACGTACCTCTATCCTGTCGGCCGCTTTAAAGAAAATACAGGTAGAATGGTAGCAATGAGTGAGGTGCTACTACTTACAAATTTATCAATGCGGGGTTCGTAAAATGGCATTACCTTAGCCTTCCAAGCTAAAGTCAGGAGTTCGATTCTCCTACCCCGCTCCAAGTTTATTCAAAATGTTCATTGCTCGGGTTCTTAATCTGTTTGTGAATTCACTTTCAGTCAGTACCCCTTTAGCAAGATTACATTTTCTACAAGTTACTTGTAGGTTATCGTATGTAGTTGGACCTCCCTTTGATTCTGGTATAACATGATCCATGTGTATCTCCGCATCACGCAGGTCTTCATCACAATATACACAATAATAGCCATCACGTTCTAGTACTCTACGGCGTAGATGTAATGGAATACGTGCTTTGTGTTGTAACATATAAATATTTATATAATGGTCAACCTAATATTAAATTAGTTTGACAACAATTACTATTTGATATATAATAGTAAGATGAATTTGCGACTGTGGTGGAATAGGTAGACACACCAGACTTAAAATCTGACGCTTGCAAGGGCGTACCGGTTCGATTCCGGTCAGTCGCACCATAATATAGTGTATTCTTGTCATGTAAGGGATATAGCCTTCCCTTCATATTAAAATGAGCAAGTGCCACATCATGTTAGTAATCACCTATAATAAGATTACTATATCTGAAGATGTACCACAAGGTACAGTGTGATGACAAACACTGGGAGTATACTATATTATGGAAATTGCCTCTATAGCACAATTGGTTAGTGCAAACGACTCATAATCGTTAGGTTACTGGTTCGAGTCCAGTTGGAGGCACCAAGTATTTAAGGAGCATTGGCCGAGTGGTCGAAGGCAGCGGCTTGCTAAGCCGTCCTCCCCGCAAGGGGAGCATAGGTTCGAATCCTATATGCTCCGCCAAGATTATGTAATTTTTAACAAGGAAACAAAATGAAACCAGGTAAAACTTTCAATCTATCTAAACGTAATAAAACAATGACAGCATTGTTTAAATTCACTGACCAAGCGCAACGTAATGCATTTAAGAATATGATGATCCAAGCGCAACTTGCAAGTGATGTTAAGGTAGCAAGAGAAAAGTCTGATCAAAAGTAATAATGTGGGGATGGCAGAGCGGCCCAATGCAACAGTCTGCAAAACTGTAAATCCGCGAGTTCAAATCTCGCTCCCTACTCCAAATAAAGGTTGACAACAAACCTAAATTGTTGTATAATATATTTTTAAATGAAAGAGGTACTATATGAAACGAAAATCTCGTAAACTATAGTGTCAATTACTGACCCCGTATATGGTCAATGGTTGGCACATTAAAGACAATTTAATATGCACAACCCACGCTAAACTTTGATGGTGAAGTCCGGCCTCTTAAGCCGAGAGAACTCAGTTCAAGTCTGAGAGCGTGGACCATATACGGGGTATAGTGAAATGGTTATCACAGCAGACTTTTAATCTGCCAGTTCAGGGTTCGAGTCCCTGTGCCCCGACCATATGCAAACACATTGATTTCCCAGCGATATCGGATAAATCTCCGTAGCTATCGGCGTTAGTGTGTTTACATATGGTAACTATAGATAAACACATTAAGATGATGGTTCGAATCGATCCCAATGACCATAACGTATGTGCTGGTAGGTAGCTTAATGGTAAGAGCGTAGTGTGTTTTTCTATGGTAATAAATAAAGAATAATGGAAGATAGGCTGCATGGCGCGGACACGGTCTTGAAAACCGTCCCACTGTTGACACGGTGACAGTTCGATTCTGTTATCTTCCTCCAAGTTAAGGATCGGTTCAGCAAATAATTATACATTTGACTTCTAATCAAAACCGTAAAAAACGATCCTGTTATATATCTCCTTAGTGTAATGGCAGCACAACGTTCTCCAAAAGCGTTTGTCTAGGTTCGAGTCCTAGAGGGGATGCCAAAATTTAGTAATGCGGATGTGGCGAAATTGGTAAACGCAGCGGTCTTAGAAGCCGTAAGCTGAGAGTTCGAGTCTCTCTATCCGCACCACAATGAAACTCGCCTTGATTGATGGCGTATAATGAGATAAGTAATCAATCACAAATTTCGGGGGATTAGTATAATGGGATTACGGCAGCTTTGCAAGCTGTTTATAACAGTTCGATTCTGTTATCCTCCACCAGGTTAAGGATGCTTCCAGCAAATAAAAAAACTTTTTTAAGTCAAAAGCAAAACAGCATCCTGTTAAATATGCGTGAATAATTAAATATGCGTGATTAGTTCAGGGGAAGAACGCTACTGTGACATAGTAGAGGTGAAAAGTTCGAATCTTTTATCACGCACCAAATTCGCATTTGTGGTTAAATGGTAGAATCCTATCTTGAAATGATAAATAAAGTTCAGAGTACAAAGATGCGGGGAGCCGAGTGGCCGCGGGGTCTCATAAGCCTTCGCTTTCAGGAGCATGCCCTGACCCCGCATCTTTGTATTTTGTATCCCAAGCAGCAATACATCTATGTAGAAATAGCGCAAAAACTGTTTCCGCAACCAATCAATTTCTCAGTCTGGTGAAATGGTATCACTAACAGAAATTTTCTCCCGGTAGTTTAATGGTAGAATTTATGGTTTGGGACCATATGACGAGTGTTCGATTCACTCTCGGGAGACCACAAAAGGTAAAACTCTTTCGTAAACTTAAATAAAGATTTATTGAAGTGTCCAAACTCTGCAATAAGCAGTTGACTTAATATAAAAAATACAGTATAATACAAACAGATAGTAAGCCTCGTTAGTTCAATGGTAGAACGTCGTCTTTACACGGCGATTACGGCAGTTCGATTCTGTCACGAGGTACCAAACATAAAGGAACGCATTGTATGTCAAAATCAGAAGATGTAATAAATCGTGCATACAGGAATGTTCCCAAAGAAGTTTCAGCATTTGATATGAACCTTGATAGTTTCTCTTTTAGAGGTATTAAATACTATTGGTTGTTATTGAAACGAAAATTCACAAGATAATGCGGGTATGATGTAATGGTAACCTATAACTTTGCCAAAGTTAATTTGAGAGTTCGATTCTCTCTACCCGCTCCAAATTTTTTAACCACAGGAGATAGTATGACTGAATCTAGAGCGAGATATACTAGCCAAGAGGCAGCAGAGATGATTGGTAATCGTTTTGAAATGGTTCTAATCGCAACCGCAAGGGTTAGAGAACTCAGGCGAGGGCACAAGTCTAAACTAGCTAAACCCACAACTGCAGGACCAATCGTTACTGCATTGATGGAAATTGAAAAGGGCCTAGTTGGCCGCGAGTACCTTAAACAAGTACGATAATAATTCTAGGGATGAATACAGCATTTAACCACTTACTTAATTGCATAGAAAGCGGTCGTAGGACAGTAGCAATACTTCTAGGTAACTAGACGCTCAAGGAATGTATGACAGATTGGAAAGACAATCTATGTGTTCACTACAGAAAGCCGAGTGTGAATAGTCAACATGAATTGTTGATAGGGTCTGAGTGTTATAATTGGTCAGACCAGAAAATAAATAAATTGACACAATCATCCCGTTTACCCAAAATGTATTTACAACAACAAGAAACTAAGCTATAATAAACGCTTAGACAATAAGATTTAGGATCGGTTCAGCAACACCATAAAACTATGGCCGATAGTCGGCGATAACTTCAAGACTATCAACGTGAGTTTGGATTTCTCACTTGAAACAAAAAGTACAAAACGATCCTGTTAAATTTAGGTTAACATCCGCAACAATAATTTGGCGTCTGCTAGGACATTAAACTAGTATTAACCTGTTAAAAACTAAGAAAGGAAACAGTATGCAATTCGCAACAGCAATCGGTAATCAAGAAGCCCGTACTACAAACGGTATGAAGGCTCGTCAGTCAACAGCTAACGCATGTGTTGACCTGTTCTACAACATCGGCGCAAGTCGTGGTAAGAACATCATCCCTCAATTCACCGCAGCTTACGTTGAGAATGCCGATCTGGCATTGCGTATTGTTCAATGGGCACGTGATGTCCGCGGTGGTGCTGGTGAACGGGAAATCTTCCGTCAAGTATTGACTCATTTGGAAAAGACTAACCCAGCTGATGCTGCTCGTCTTATCACTAAGGTGCCTGAACTTGGTAGGTTTGATGACTTGCTAGTTTTTGAATCTAAAGAAATGAAGGCTACTGCATACGCATTACTAGGTGACTACTTGCGTCAACGTAATGGTCTTGCTGCTAAGTGGACTCCACGTAAGGGCAAGATCGCGGCTGAAATTCGTGAATTCTTCGGTATGAGCCCAAAGCAATATCGTAAGACTTTAGTTGGTATGACAACCGTTGTTGAATCACAAATGTGTGCAAATGACTGGGATAACATCAACTACAGTCACGTTCCAAGTGTAGCGCATAGTCGTTACAAGAAGGCTTTCGGTCGTCACGGTACAACTTATGCCGAGTACATCACTAAGTTGGTTAAGGGCGAAGCAGGTGTGAAGATCAATGCTAACGCAATCTTCCCGCATGATGTACTGAAGGGTCGTATCAGTGGATACGGTACAACCAAGTGGTCTGCTACTGAATTGGGTGCTATTGAAGCACAATGGGCTGCATTGCCTAACTATGTTGGTGACGCTAGCGTGTTGCCTCTAGTTGACGTTAGTGGCTCTATGACTAGCAAGGCAGGCAAAAAGGGTGACACCACTTGTTTGGAAATTGCAGTTTCATTGGGATTGTACTTTGCTGACAAGAACAAGGGTAAGTTCAAGGACTGCTTCTTGACTTTCAGCGACAATACCAAGTTGGTGAATCTTAAGGGTTCTATCAACCAAAAGATTGATCAAATGATCAGTTCAGATTGGGAAATGAGTACAAACCTACATGGTGCGTTCAATCAAATCCTTAGCACTGCGGTTAAGAACAAGGTATCACAAGCAGAAATGCCTGAGACACTGATGATTTTCTCTGACATGCAATTTAACGCTTGCGTTAAGTATGATGACAGTGCAATGGAAATGATCGCACGTAAGTACAGTGAAGCAGGATACGAATTGCCTAAGGTAGTTTTCTGGAACTTGAATGCTAGCGGAAACGCTCCAGTTGAGTTTGACAAGAGTGGAACCGCTCTTGTATCAGGATTCTCCCCAGCGATTGCTGCTAGTGTATTGGGTGCAGACCCAGATGCATTCTCGCCTGAAGCAATTATGCTTACGGCCGTGATGAATAGTCGCTACGATTTGATGTAATAATCAATGATTCAAAAGAAATACCCGGTTCGCCGGGTATTTCCATATGTTGACAATAAATGGTTAAAGTGCTATAATACATCTATGTATCAAGTAATAGGTAAAACAATAACATTCAATGTGATGACATTGAATGAAGCAATGAGTACAGCTAAGGCTATGAACGAGTTTGTGACCATCAAAAGTGCAGACTTTGAAATGGTAGGTATGTTCGGTGTAGATAGTGTTGTAGATGGCAAGTGTCCAGATGGTGTCGCATACACATGGAATAAGGCAAGTCGCATAGGAGCGACAAGACGAAGATAAGGAGTAAGTGCTATGATAGTTGCAAAATTTGACGGACGTTGGGTTCACGTTGTAAAATTTATGCGTGATGTAGCTTTCAGCACCGACAAAGACTGGTTTATGGTTAACTTTGATTTTGAAAAAGTTAAGCGTAAACGTGAACAATTTATGTGGGTTCCAGCAGTAACACGTTTTGAATGTATCAAAGAATTTGTAGGAGAATAATATGGCTCATAAACATCAAGGTCAACTAACATCTGCTCCCCAATGGTGGAAACACTTGAAAGATTGGAAGCGGGTGTTTTGGAAAACAGAACGTCAAGCACAAAAACAAGATACTAAGAAAAGAGAAAAAGAATGAAGACATGGGTAACATCAGATTTACATTGGGGACATGCAAACATCATGAAATTTTGCCCAGTATCACGGGCAAGATTTCGCAATGATGTGGCTTACATGAACGAAGCCATGGTCAAGGAATGGAATGCGTTAATCGGCACTGCTGACCTTGTTTATATTTTGGGTGATGTGGCATTTTTGCCCGCTCCAAAAGCAACCGAATACATGCGCAGGCTGAATGGTACTAAGATTTTGGTTGAGGGTAATCACGATAAGAAACTGTTAAAAGATTTTCAATTTCGTGCAGAGTTTGGTGAAGTACATCCCTACTTGGACATCAACTACAATGGAACTAAAGTTGTGATGTTTCATTATCCTATTGCAGAATGGGACCAGATGCATCGCGGTAGTGTTCATTTGCATGGTCATTTGCACGGTAGTACCAGCGGCATGGAAAAGTTTCGGTGTCGTGACATGGGAATAGATGCAACCGGCGTGATTGCAATCACCATGGAAGATGCTATCAAAGACGCATTAAAGGGTGAAATCAAAGGGCATCATCAAAAGGGTGATTGAATGAAAGAAGAAAAATTAAGTTGACATTAAATCATTTTGGGTATATAATATACTCTTAGACAGTTAACTAAAGGACGGTTAGATGATGTACCTAGCAATCTTAAATATTTTTTCAATCTTGGGGCTATATGTTTATGCCGAAGTACATAATGCTCGTCTAGGGCGTGATGTTTGGGATTGGGCACACAAACTTTCTAAATGGTTGAAAACTAAAGGATACTAAATGAACGAACGAATTCAAGAACTAATCAAACAATGTACATCATGGAGTGAAGGGTCAACCTGGACCAGCAATGAGGAATTTGATAAAGAGAAGTTCGCCGAGTTGATTGTTAGGGAATGTATGGATATATGTTATCGAACTGATACTGAATATGAGGGTCATAAAGTTAAATCAACGGTAATTGCCAGCAAAGTTGCTGAACATTTCGGAGTTGAAGAATGAAAACGTGGTTTGTATATTATGAGAGTCCTCGTGGATTGTCTGGCATGAGTACAGTAGATGCTCTCACCAAAGATGAAGTGTCATCTATTTTTCTCTGCCATCGCCCAGGATACCATATTGAATTGATTACAGACAGATAACTAAATCGGAGTTGAAGAATGAGTTGTACACATCAAAGAGAACACTCACAGTGGGTCACTAGAGATTACTTTGGTGAAGAAATCGACGGAGAGTGGAAATACACTACAGAATCGTCTTATGTAGACATTGACTTACACAGATATAAGTGTACAATGTGTAATGAAGTATTTTATTATTCAGGCAGGGCTAGAGACTACTATGAAAAAGGTATCAAGACCGAATGGATTAAAGGATTAAACAAATGAACGAACGAATTAAAGAACTTTATTCTGATGCAGCATTGTATGCATTTAATCAACGATTTATCCCAGGCGTTGTACGAGAATTACAAGAAGTAATTACAGAAAAGTTCGCCGAGTTGATTGTCAAAGAGTGCAAAGAGAACTTTGCTAAAGTTTGGTATGAGCAAGGAGTGGATTGTCGTGGCGCAGAACTTGATAAGTTTATGGCACGGTTTGAACAACATTTCGGAGTAAAAGAATGAACGAACGAATTGATGAATTGTGGCAAGAGGCAGTAGACGCCACGTGGATTGATAATTCTAAGTCTACTCACGAAAAGTTCGCCGAGTTGATTGTGAAGCAATGTACTGACATTCTAATGATACCAGAGCATGTTATGAATCATCATCAAGAACTTACTGACTACTATCGTGGTTGGGTCGATGGCAACTTGCTAGGTATTGAACATATTAAAAAACATTTTGGAGTTGAAGAATGAACGAAGGTGAACGAGCAGGCCGCCGGGCTCAGGTGTTACTCTACATGGTATTGTTTGCTGTATGGTTCAATGTTGCTTGCATTGTAGTCTGGATTTATATGGAGTGGTTTTTATGAACGAACGAATTAGAGAACTTGCCCGTAGAGTGGTCGGAAAACATCGCAATGACGTTAGCTCTATCAGCCTTTTTGATGAACAGATTGAGAAGTTCGCCGAGTTGATTGTGCGGGAATGTTGCGATCAGGTAAGAATGGTTGATGCTATGGAAATTAAAAGACATTTCGGAGTTGAAGAATGAACGAACGAATTAAACTACTTGCTATACAGGCAAAATATGATGCTCGGAGCAATCGGCATTATCTTGAGAGAGTACATAACAGAGAAATTACTCTTGAAGAATATCAAGAAATGTATGACCAAAAGTTCGCCGAGTTGATTGTTCGGGAGTGTATAGACGTACACGTAGATGATTATGGTGTTGACATTATCGGTGATGTGTTGAAGGAACATTTCGGAGTTGAAGAATGAACGAACGAATTAAAGAACTTTATAATCAAGCTGACAAGTTTGCCAAAGAAAATCGCACACAAACCATTAGTGGTCCAGGCAACAACTACTTTGAACTGTTTCACGAAAAGTTCGCCGAGTTGATTGTTCGGGAATGTGCTAAACTGATTGATAACAAAGTAACGATTACTGCCGCTGAGACATATGATGAAGTTTTTGTAGCCAAGTATGATACCAGAGAACTTAGTGCAAAACAGATTAAAGAACATTTCGGAGTTGAAGAATGACACCAGCACAAATTAAAGACTTGCTTGAGGAAGCTGGGCTTGTCAGCTACGGCGAGGACACGGGGTTTTATAACATACCAGTCCCAGCTTTTCTTAGCCGGATTGATAGATTAGCCGAACTGATTGTGAGAGATTGTGTTCCTCTTAGAACTGAACTAACACAGTTTGACAGCACAGACCCATATGGGGATGGATACGAAAACGGCCTTAAAGATATGGCAGAACTTATGGTGATTATGATGCAGACGGTCATGCCATGGTTTGTAGTGAGAGAGATATTAAAAAGTTTGCCAGAACATTTCGGAGTTAAAGAATGAAAAAAGATTGGGACACCCAAGAACAATCAGACATGTTTGACAAGTTTCTTGACGAAACATCGGATTCAAGGTCGCAAACTTGGAAAGGTTGGCACGCCCGCCGTGCGCACGGTTACGATGAACTAGAATGGGAAGCATTTCAGTATGGATGGAATGCCGCAAAGGTATGTTTCGGAGTTGAGAAATGAACGAACGAATTAAAAAACTCAAAGATCAATGCTGGGTAGAGAGGCGTTGGAATAATGATATGTGGATCGAAAAGCATATTGATCTGGAAAAGTTCGCCGAGTTGATTGTTCGGGAATGTACGTTACAATGTCAGCACAATGATGACATGGATCTGATTGAAAAACATTTCGGAGTTGACATTTAATCCAAACAGTGATATAATACACACTTAAACAAGTAGAGAAATAGCATGAACCAAACTGATTTGAAGGAATTTGTATTAGCTAACCCAAAGTTGGTTAGTATGAAGCCTGCTGGTGATGGTATATTTGTATTGAAGTATCGCAAGAGTGTGTTCTATGATAACTTGTGGAATGATTTCTTAGAAGAATGTCGCGGTACCATCGTTGATGTTGACTTCAATGTGGTGTCACGCCCATTCACAAAAATCTACAACTACGGTGTTGAAGCTAAGGCACCTGTGTTAGCAGACAATACTTTGGTTACTGCATACCGTAAAGTAAACGGGTTCATGGTGGCAATGACTTGGTATAACAACGATATCCTAGTGTCTACTACTGGTTCAACTCAAAACGACTATGTAGACTATGCTAAGGAAATGATGTTGAAGCATCAGTGCTGGGCTGATTGGCGAATGGAAATTCTTGCAGCTAAAGGAATGACCTTGATGTTTGAATGCTGCCACCCAAGTGACCCACACATTGTTCCTGAAGATGCAGGCATGTACTTTCTAGGTCACCGTGAAAACTCATGGGACGCAAAAGTAGAGATGTACGGCGTAAGTGTGTCCAACCGGGTTAAAGACTATGCACTGGCATGTTTGAAGTGCAACTATGCAGAATCCTATGTTTTGCCTTTGAGTGAGTTGGTAGCAAAGTCAAAGCAGGTTCGACATGAAGGTTTTGTTTTCTACACTGAAGACGGGGTTTCTGCAAAGATCAAGAGTCCATACTACTTGACTTCAAAGTGGGTTGCCCGCAATCCACGTACCGATAAGTTAGTAAACATGGAAGCTGATATCAAGAAGAACTTGGATGAAGAATATTATCCGCTGGTTGACGCTATCCGTGCTAACATTGTTGAGTACACTGCTATGAATGAACAAGAACGTTTAGCATGGGTTCGTAACTATTTGGAGACTGTATGAAGGAAACTGCATGGAGTCATCTGCCCAATGCGGCACATATTGATCGTGTATTAGCATCAGTAAAGGCACATCCTGCGGAATGGCGTTCGGCGTGGGACGCGGCTTGGGATGCGGTTTGGGACGCGGCTTGGGATGCGGCAGTGAATGCGGCTCGGCATGCAAGTCGTTTTGTGGCTTATAATGCAGCCACGGGCCACGCAGGCCATACAGCAGGGGATGCGTCTTATGGTGCAATGTTAGCACTCGTTGCATATGATGACTGTGCCCAGTACCTTGATATGAGCAGTGATCAGTTGAAGGTATGGGCAATACTCAGCGAAAACCCAGCAGCCGTACTATTGTTACCAGCAGTAATTGCTTTTGAGAAAATTGCTGAATTGGAGATGGCATGAAAGAAAGAATTCAAGAACTAATGAAACAAGCTGGTACAGATGTCAGCGGTAAATGGATGGGCGTGGACCACGCAACAAAATTTGCCGAGTTGATTGTCGAAGAATGTCTTGACATTTTGGATGATGAAGACGATGGTAGCCATGATGGTCGCAGTGTTCGCATTGCCGCAATAAGGATTAAGAAACTTTTTGGAGTTGAAGAATGAAATGCGATAAATGTGGATATGATGACAACGGTACCGGCGACACCGCCCATGTTTGTGGACCAATCAAACTAAAGTTAAAGCATGTTGAATTGCACGAAGAACATGACCGCTTTGAAGAACTGATGGCCCAAGATGAAAGTCACTTGCCAGTCTCTGAGCAAAGTTTAGTATTTCGGTTGCGTAAACGTGCAGAGATTCGCAGACAGATTCAAGGTCGCAAAAGTGTATCAGAAGGTAAACCAGATCGTATTGCTGACTTACTGGAAGAAGCAGCAAACGAGCTTGACAAATTAAAGAAAAGGTGATATAATGTTTATTCAGAATTGCGCTGCAACTGATATCAGTAGTGGCATGTGGTATAAGGATCCGGGACAGAATAGTATGTTGATTAGCATTACTGATCCGGCAGGTTGGAAGCCTGAAGCCAAGCACAACTTCAAAGAGCGACACAATTTTGAGTTCCTTGACATTGAAGCTAATGACTATTCAATGGAAGAAGATTGGAAAGTTAGTGATGCACAGGCAATTGAACTTGTTCGTTTGCTACAACATGCAAAGGACAATGACATGAATGTTATTGTACATTGCACTGCTGGAATTTGTCGTAGTGGAGCCGTGACCGAAGTTGGCGTTATGATGGGCTTTGAGGATACTCATGCAGTACGTCAGCCTAACTTAATGGTCAAGCACAAGATGATGAAGGTTCTTGGATGGACCTATGATGCTAACGAAAAGACTGAGCCAAACAACTGGCGTGGCATGAAATTAGGTTGGGAAAGAGATATTTAATATGGCAAAGTGTTATCAATTAATTGGAGTACCAGGCTCAGGTAAAAGTACTTGGATTGCAGCACAAGACTGGCCCCTTTATTGTGTTCTGGTAAGCACTGATAATCATGTTGAAGATTATGCTACTTTGATGGGCAAGACATACAACGAGGTTTTCAAAGAACACATGCCACGAGCAGTGGAACTAATGGCTCAGGATGTAGTAGCTGCACGAACTGCGGGCAAAGACATTATCTGGGATCAAACTTCTACTACAGTTAAGAGCCGTAAGAAGAAGTTTAATATGTTGCCTGACTATGAACATATCGCTGTGGTGTTTCGCACTCCTGAAAGTGAAGAACTAGCAAAGCGTTTAGCAAGTCGTCCTGGTAAGAACATTCCCGACTATGTTATACGTACTATGATTGATGGATTTGAAATGCCTACTCTAGCAGAAGGGTTTATTGAAATCATTCATGTATAATTATATGTAAATCAAAATAGGACCTTCGGGTCCTATTCTTTTGGATAAAATTTATGTTTTTATAATATACGTATAAATAGCAGTATCATGTTTCAATTCATCACAGACCTTTCACACACATTATTAAGTTTCATCAAAGACGATCCTGTTCGTCCTGAAATATCTACTGATTTTAGAGTTAGCGACGGCAGGGTTGTTGCTGCACTAACTGATGAAGAACATCAACCAGAGGCAATGGTATGTGTTAGCTTCCATGACTTTGTTCCTGAAGGTCTAGAAGATTTGAAGAAAACTGCTCAAGTGCCCACAACGGCCATATTTTATACCATTTGGAGTTACAAAAGCGGCAAAGGTGCAGAATTGCTTATACAAGCTGTGAAGGGAATTAAAGCACAATATCCTAGCGTTACTAGATTTGTGACATTAAGCCCCAAGACTAACTTAGCCCGCAGGTTTCACTTAAAGAACGGTGCTATCGTTTTCAGAGAAAATATAGATACTACAAACTATGAGTATCTGACAGAAATCCCTAAAGAAATCCCAGAAAACACTGATTGACAATAAATGGTTTTGGGTGTATACTATGGGTATACTATGGGTATGCTGAAAGAACACTTAAAATCTCGTCATTTAGATTTAGAACTTCACAAGCCAGTGATTGATGAAGCAGAGGGTGTCGCAACTTTTTACCTGTGGAATCTTAGCGGACAGCTGGTAGGATACCAGCAATATCGTCCCTCAGGGGAGAAAAAACCACAGAATAATCCCAAGCTGGGCAAGTATTTCACATACCGAAATCAGCCTACACAGACTGTTTGGGGAGTAGAAAGTCTCTATTTAAGCCCCTCAGTCGTGTTTGTGTGCGAAGGGGTGTTTGATGCGGCCCGACTCACTGAGCGTGGATTTAGTGCGTTGGCCGTGCTATCTAACAACCCGAACAGCGACCTACGCAACTGGTTAACCTGTCTGAATCGTCGGGTTGTCGCAGTCTGTGACAATGATGATGCAGGACGCAAACTGTCCAAGTTTGGAAACTGTTGCGTTTTTACAACAGATAAAGACCTCGGGGATAGCGACCCGGAATTTGTCACATCCTTACTGGAAACTTACGGTTGACATTAAATGGATTTGGGTATATAATACACTTATGAACTTGAAAATCACCCGTAAGCGTAGAACTGATCGTAATCAAGTGTTATACTTTATCCAAGATACAGTAACATTTGAATCCTACGTTGGTTTGACTGCTGTATGTTTCGCAGGAAATGTGCGTAAGACATTGACCCGTCGTATGCAAAAGCATATGCAACGGGCCTTGACTGAGCAGAAGAATTGGGGTTTGTCTTGTGCATTGCGTGAACGTGGTGCCGAGCGTTTTGTATTCGGTGTGATTGAAATTGTGCGTGGTAAGCGTCCTGCACATGTTCGTGAGACTGAATTGATTAACACATTGCGTCCAGCATTGAACACTTTCGGAGTTAAGTAATGAACGAACGAATTCATGACCTTGCTATACAGGCTAAAGACTGGGCATATGCAGACCATGATGGCTATACCGCACAAATGTTATTTGAACAGAAGTTTGCCGAGTTGATTGTGCGGGAATGTGCTAAGATTGCTGGAAAAGCAGAGTACAGCGACACTTGGCTTGAACCGGTGGAAGATGCAATTAAGAAACATTTCGGAGTTGAATAATGAAACCGCACTATTCAAATACCAATAACCCTATTGATTTTCCTAAATCAAAGAATAAAATGAACGAACGAATTAAAGAACTTGCTATCGAGGCTGGATACCAACCCTTGCCTGGATTTGACTTTGCTAATAGTTTGGAAGAAACTTATTTGAAAAAGTTCGCCCAGTTGATTGTGCGGGAGTGTATAGCAGAACTCGAATCAGTCAAAGTAAATGAATATAGAACCGATGTTTATGACATTGGTTATGATGATGGACTAACACAAGCAGTAGAAACTATTAAAGAACATTTCGGAGTTGAAGAATGAACGAACGAATTAAAGAACTAGCTGAACAATGCTGGGACACACGTCCAGAAGGCCAACTACATTTTGACAACGAAAAGTTCGCCGAGTTGATTGTTAGGGAATGTGCTAACACCATCCAGACAGAAAAAGATACCGGATTGTATAACGCTCAACAGATGACCGGAATGACAGTATCAAAGGCAGTGATTAAAGATCATTTTGAAATTAAGTAAGGAGGATAATATGACATGGTTTTGGAACAAGGCAAAAGGACTCAATGCAGATATTGAGCGGCACCGTGCTAAAGAAAAAGAGTTAGAAGCAATGATTGCTGAACTTGAAGGTGAGACAGATCCAATGAGTGTTGCAACATTGCGAACATACCGTAGGTTCCTGTACCAACTGCACTTGAGCAAGGCTGAGGTTGTTACTAAGATTGGAAAGAAATAAAATGAACACATTATTCACGGCTTATAGTAAAGGATTCTCAACTGCTGACGAAGCCGATCAACACCGAAAAAAGTTGATGCATCC